TGGATGAACACGGAATCTTTTACAACAAATCTGAAACTTGGATAGAGAGCGAAAAGCTCTATGAAGTCCTTTACACATTTGAGATGGAGGTATAGAGATGTCAGAGAAAAATAACAAAGTAAAATATAATCTGAAAAATGCACATTACGCATTACTCACCATTGCAGAAGATGGCACGTTTTCCTATGGAGATCCGAAATCTATTCCGGGTTCGGTGTCTATTTCACTGGATGCGAACGGAGAACCGGAAAACTTCTATGCAGATGGTATCGCCTACTATGTTATTAACAATAACATGGGCTATGAGGGAGATTTGGAACTTGCACTTATTCCGGAAGATTTCCGTACAGAAATCCTGAAGGAAGAGTTAGATGATAACGGTGTTCTGATTGAGAATGCACAGGTGGAATTGGAGTCCTTTGCACTCTTGTTTGAATTTGATGGCGACCAAAGACATATTCGCCATGTGCTTTATAATTGTGCCGCATCCAGACCGGGTATCGAGGGCAAGACTAATGAGGATACCAGAGAGGTACAGACAGAAACATTGACCATTAAAGCAACACCGCTTTCCAGTGGTCTTGTGAAGGCGAAAACAGGAAATACCACAGACACAACCGTTTACAATGACTGGTACAAATCTGTGTATATGCCTGTTACGACAGAAGAGGATGACGGAGGTGTGGCATAATGAGCATGATTAAGCAGATTGAGATTGACGGTAAGCAGGTGTCCTTTAAGGCATCTGCTGCCATTCCGAGAATTTACCGCATGAAGTTCCAGAGGGATATTTATAAGGACCTGAAAGCATTGGAAAAATCCATTGGTGACAACAGTGAGGAAAGCTCCAATCTGGACATGTTTTCTTTGGAGATGTTTGAGAATATCGCATTTGTCATGGCAAAACATGCAGATGCAAGCATTCCGAACACACCGGAAGAGTGGTTGGATGGATTCAACACCTTTTCCATTTATCAGGTGCTTCCACAGCTCATTGAACTCTGGGGATTGAATGTGCAGACCGATGTGGAAGCTAAAAAAAACTTCGTCCGACAGACCGTGAAATGACAACACCATTGTTCCTTCTCCGATGCGTACAATTAGGCTTGTCGATGGCAGATTTGGAGCTACTGTCGATAGGCCTTATCAATGATATGTATGCGGAAAGCAGAAATGATGATTGCAAATACGCACAGCTTGCAACACAGGAAGATTTCGATAGATTTTGATAAATTTGCCCATAAGTATAGTTTCTGTTATACTGATATGGGGTCTTATGTAAGTGGGAGAGGAGAAGATTATGGAAATGTATGAGAATGAGGAAGGGAAAAGGTATTACAAAATACCAAAGAATGGATTTTGGATAGGACTATGCATGATGCTGGCTGTTATAGCCGGATTAGGCACATTGCTTATCCTAAAAGCCGAAATAAAAGCTAAAACTTACAGAACAGAGCATGAAACGCTTGTTTCAACATTAGAGAATGTTGATGCGTGTTATCTTTGTGGATTGAATGAAAGAAGTTTAATGGGCTATTATCGAAAATTTGATACTCTGGGTGTCATTGGATTGAATGAGTGGTATGTTATTGACCTTCGATTAAAAGAATATGATTCCAAAGGGAATGAAATAACGGAGGGCTTATCATATAACAGTAGCACATTTGGTAATTCACAAGGTGTGACATATCATGTAGACGGGAATCCAGCAAGAGGAATGAGCAGAGCGTCATTTTCTTCTGATACAGGTTTTGATTCCACGATTATTAAGGAACATCTGTGTCAGACATGCTTGGATAAAGTGACAGAGACTTTGGTAACGTATCAGAGAAAAGGAAAAAATGATTATGTTCCATTTGTAGTGGTGGATTTTGAAACGCTCGAATTATATGCAATGCAGAAGGAAAATATAGGTTTTATGGTCAGGGATTATTGGGTCTCACTTGATCATGATGATGAAGAAATAAAAGTGGAGGCATATTATTTGCCGGAAAGATAAATACAATGTGGCATCTGTCAGAAATGATGGGTGCCTTTTTTGTGCTCAAAAATAGGAAGGGATGAGATGTTTAAGTTTAATATTAGGGAGATTTCAAAAGAAGATGCCCTGAAGATGATTCAGAAATATCATTATTCCAATACTCTTCCGAAGATAAATAAATATTTTCTGGGATTCTTTCTGGATAAGGAGTTGGTCGGTGTGGTTACACTTGGATGGGGCACAAGACCACGACACACCATACAGAGAATTTTTCCGAGTCTGGATACAAAAGATTATCTGGAGATTGGACGAATGTGTATGACGGAAGAGATGCCACGAAACAGTGAATCACAGATGTTATCACAACTTGTGAAATGGATTCACAGGAATCTTCCAGAATTGAAGATATTATTTACCTGGGCAGATGGAATGGTTGGCAAGGTTGGATATGTGTATCAGGCATCTAATTTTATTTATGCCGGATATTCTGATGGGGAAATGTACATGAAAGACGGTGTGAAGATACATGTCCGTCAGATGAAATCTATTCTGGTGCCGAGTGGACAGAAGGATAGCCGGATTACGGTAAGACCGACAACGGAGCAGATGAAGAAATATGGCATTCTTCATTTTAAAGGGAAACAGTATAGATACCTGTTGTTTCTGTGCGACAGGAAAGAAAAACAGAAATTGATGGATGAATGTCTGATTGATTTAGAACTTCCCAGACCAAAGGATAATGATTTGTCTTGGAGGATTAAAGATGCGGAAACAGGGAAGTGGGTGGATTGTGACAAACCACCATATGTAACAGATGTAGATCAGAAGACAAAAGGTCTTGTGAATCTTAGAGAATAGATAGATTTGACGGAGCAGAAATGCTTCTTTTTTTGTGCTTGAAAATGGGAGGTGAGAGGATAAATGGCAAGCAGAATACAGGGTATTACCGTGGAAATCGGTGGCGATACCACGAAACTTACAACAGCATTAAAGGGTGTAAACAGTGAAATCCGTAATACCCAGTCACAGCTTCGTGATGTGGAGAAGTTGCTGAAATTAGATCCGGGCAATACGGAACTCTTATCCCAGAAGCAGAGATTACTGAATGAAGAGGTTCAGGCGACAAAGGAAAAACTGGAAGCCTTAAAGACTGCCAGTGAACAGGCCAATGCCGCATTAGAACAGGGAACAATAAGCAAAGACCAGTACGATGCACTCCAGAGGGAAATCATTGCCACAGAGCAAGCACTGGAAGATTTGGAAGAACAGGCAGAGCAGTCAGCGGTGGCATTACAGAAGATTGCCAATGCCGGAGAGTCTTTGAAGTCTGCCGGGGATAAGGTCACGGATGTGGGTAAGAAGATGTCCGTTGTATCCGCCGGTATTGTGGCAGCGGGTACAGCCAGTACAAAGGCGGCACTGGATTTTGAGGATGCAATGGCAAAGGTATCTACCATTGCGGATGCTACGGAAGTTCCGATTGATGAACTGGAAAAGGCTATCTTGGATTTGTCCAACCAGACCGGTATCAGTTCCACGGAGATTGCGGATAACGTGTACAATGCCATTTCCGCAGGACAGTCCACAGGGGATGCGGTCAATTTTGTTTCCAATTCTACCAAACTTGCGAAAGCCGGTTTTGCAGAAGCGGGAGATGCGCTGGATATTCTGACCACCATTTTGAATGCCTATGGCATGGAGGCAAGTGAGGTAACCAATGTGTCTGATATGCTTATCCAGACACAGAACTTAGGTAAGACTACGGTTGCGGAATTATCTTCTGCAATGGGTAAGGTCATTCCGACTGCCAATGCCTATGGGGTACAGTTAGACCAGCTTTGTGCCGGTTATGCCATTATGACTGCAAACGGTGTTGCCACGGCAGAATCCACAACCTATATGAACTCCATGCTGAATGAACTTGGGAAGTCTGGTACAAAAGTATCGGATATTCTGAAAGAGAAGACAGGAAGTTCTTTTGCAGAATTGATGAACAGCGGTTACAGCTTATCAGACTGCTTGGCAATCATTGGGGATGCGGCTACGGAACAGGGGCTTGCCTTTGGTGATATGTGGTCAAGTTCCGAGGCGGCAAAAGCAGGTCTTATCTTACTGGGAGACAGTGCAGAAACCTTTAATGGAACTTTGGCTGAAATGCAGAACAGTACCGGTGCAACGGATACCGCATTTGAGAAATTAAAGACCAATTCCTATACCATTCAGGTGGCAATCAATCAGCTTAAGAATACGGCGATTGAGTTGGGGAATGCGATTATGTCGGTGCTGGCACCGCTTCTGATGTCTCTGGCAGAAACGATTTCCAAACTGACCGCATGGTTTTCCGGACTGAGTGATGGAACAAAGCGGTTCATTGTCATCATAGGAATGATGGTTGCGGCGGTTGGTCCCGTACTGATTATTGTGGGCAAGATTATGAGTGCAGTTGGTACGATCATGACGGTGGTACCGAAACTTGCCGGAGTGATCAATACAGTAAAGACAGCTTTTGCAGCACTCAACACAACCATGCTTGCCAATCCGATATTCCTGATTATTGCATCCATTACCGCACTGGTAGCGGCTTTTATTTATCTGTGGAATACCAATGAGGATTTCAGGCAGTTTTGGATTGATTTGTGGGAGAACATCAAAGAGGTTGCCATTGCGGTGTGGACTGCGATTAAAGAGTTTTTTGTCTCTGCATGGGAAGCAATCAGCAATGCCGCCCAGACCATTTGGAACGGAATCAAGAATTTCTTCTCTGCAATCTGGGAGGGCATCAAAACCATATTTACCACAGTGCTGAATGTGATCAGTACGATAGTGACCACTTATTTCAATATCTATAAAACGATTGTGACAACCGTGTTCAATGCCATCAAAACCGTAATTACTACGGTTCTGAATGCAATAAAGACGGTCATCACAACGGTATGGAATACGATTAAGAATGTGTTTACTACGGTATTGAACACCATCAAGTCAGTGGTTTCCGGTGCATTCAATTCTATGTGGAATGGAATTAAAAATACAGTGTCGAAGATTGTCGAAAGCATCAAGACAGGATTTAACAATGCTGTCAGCTTCATCAAGAATCTGGCATCTTCCGCATTCCAGTGGGGAGCAGATATTATTCAGGGTATTGTGAATGGTATTAAGAGTTGCATTGGAAAGGTAAAAGATGCGGTAACGAATGTGGCGGAAACAATCCGTTCTTTCTTGCATTTCTCTGTTCCGGATAAAGGACCACTTACAGATTATGAAAGTTGGATGCCTGACTTTATGAGTGGTCTGGCAAAGGGAATTGAACAGAGTAAAAATATGGTAGCAAAAGCTGTGGAGGGTGTTGCATCAGACATGGTTATCAGCCCACAGATGGCGGTAGCCGGATATGGCGCAGATATGAACATGAAAGCGACATCAGCAACAGAAAGCATTAGTGGAATCACATCTGCCATTACTGAGGCACTTAGCCAGATGAATGGACAGAATGGAGACATTGTAATTCCAATCTATCTGGGCGGAACCATGCTTGATGAAGTAATTGTGGATGCCCAGCAGAGAATGAATTTAAGAAGTGGAGGAAGATAAGATGGCATTTTTTGAATACTTGAAATTTGACGGAACTGTCCTTCCTCTGCCGGATTCTTATGATGTGTCTTTGTCGGCGGTGGAAGCAGACAGCAGTGGGGAGACAGAAGCGGGAACCACACAGAGGGATGTTGTCCGTCAGGGTGTGGTGAACATTTCTGTCTCTTTTTCTGTGACAGCCAAATGGCTGAAAGCACTGACTGCCTATTCCAAACAGGATAAGTTGTCGGTGGACTATTTTGATACAGAGACAGCAGACATGAAGAATACAGAGATGTATGTTGAGGGATTTAAGGCAAAATTGGAAAAGGATACATCCTACAGGGGATTGTGGACGGTATCCTTTACCTTGAAAGAATTATAGGAAGGCGGTGTTTGAATGTACCCAGTAAGTGAAGCGTTCCTGTCAGCGGTACAGGAGAACACAAGGAGATATTACTGGACGGGAAAGATTACCACGAAAGCTGGCGTGGTACATGAGTTTTCCGAAAAAGAGATTGTAAAAGGAAGCGGATATATTTCTGCTCAGTGCTGTGGCAGTACGGAAATGGAACTTGGTACGGTGTATGCATCGGAAATGGGGATTACCTTATTTTTGGATGTGGACAGGTACACATTGGAAGATGCATTGGTGGAATTGTTCTATCATTTGGAATTGAATGATGGCACATGGGAAGAAGTACCGATGGGGATTTTTGAAATCAGTGAAGCAAACCGGAAAATCAAGTGTCTGGAGATAAAGGCGTATGATTACATGCTCCGATTTGATGAGACATTCAATGGTTTTGAGACGGTTGGCAACGCTTATGATTTTATGGAACTTTGCAGTAAAGCGTGTCATGTGGAACTTGCCCAGACAAGGGAAGAAATAGAAGCAATGCCGAATGGAGCAGAGGTGCTTTCTGTTTATACGGAAAACGACATTGAAACTTACCGTGACATGCTCTATTACATTGGACAGGTGCTTGGTGGATTTTTCTGTATCAACAGATTTGGGAAACTGGAACTACGAAAGTACGGTGCGGAGCCGGTCATGGAGATTGGCAGCAGACACAGATTCACTTCCAGTTTTTCTGATTTCATTACCAGATATACAGCGGTAAGTTCCACGAATTTAAAAACGGAGATGGCAGAGTATTATGCACTGGAGCCGGATGATGGTCTTACCATGAATCTGGGGACAAATCCTCTGTTACAGTTTGGTGTGGATGAGACCAGAAAGGAACTTTGCACCAATATCCTGAATGACCTTGCAGTTATCAATTATGTGCCATTTGATTCAGAAACCATTGGCAATCCGGCATTAGACCTTGGGGATGTACTGAAATTTTCAGGAGGTCATGCAGACGGGGCAGAGTTATCTGCGGTGATGTCCATGCAGATAAAGATTGGTGGGAAACAGACACTAAAAGGTGTCGGCAAAAATCCGAGACTGGCAAGGGCAAAGAGTAAGAATGACAAGAATATTTCCGGACTTCTGAATCAGATTGAAGAAAACAAGACAGCGGGGAAGATTGGCATCCATACTTTTACCAATGCCAGTGCTTTTTCCATTTTGGATACAGATACAAAGATTATTTCCATTGAATTTGCCACCAGTGAGGAAGTCATGGCACAGTTCTTTGGGTCGGTAATTGTGGATGTGAAAGCAGATCCTGTGGAAAAAAGCGTGACAGCAAAGACCAGTCTGGTGATACCGGCTGTGGATGTAACAGCAGTTGTTACACAGACCGAGGGCGAAGAAACAGAAGAGGGTACAACGGAAGAAGGTACAGAGCCAGATGTGATTGGAAACACGAAAGAGCAGACAATAGAATTGGAAGTGCCTGTGGCATGGAATGAGGATGGTATGGCAGTTGCCCATTTTATATTTGAGTTCAATGATGTGGTTATTGACATCCATCAGCCGAAAGAAACCTGGCATTCCGGCAGACACACCATCATGTTATATTATCCCATTGACCATGTGATTGCCAATTACAGGAATATTTTTAATGTTTACATGAGGATGGAAGGCGGCACCGGGAACGTGGAGACAGGAAATTGTCTGGCAGCCATTACCGGACAGTCTATGGGAGCCGGAGAAGCATGGGATGGAGAAATCAGGATTGAAGAAAAGATTACTGCATTTTCTGTGGGAACGGTTACAAAGGCAGTTGGTCTTAGCGATAGTGTCAGCTTCAAGATTGATGAAACTATGAGAAGGGCATACGCAGATGTGCTTACGGAAAGAATTAAAATCGGTGCTTTTGCAATGCCGATAGAAACGGAGGGCTAAATGAAGTTAAAAGGAACTATGGTATTGGAACTGACCGATACGAATACAGGAGAAGTGGAGCGTGTGGAAGAAACCAACATGCTTACCAATGCGGTAAACCATATTTTGGGGTTAAACCCGATGGGGATTTTTTATGCCGCCAGTGGTGAATATGATGAACATGTGCTGTGGAATGATGTACTTCTGCCGATCTGTCCGAACATGATCGGCGGCATTCTTCTTTATTCCGAAAGACTGGAGGAAGATGTGGAAAATATTTATCCGTCCACAGCAAAGCTGCCGGTGGCATATGCCAGTAATGATGTCAATGCGACTGCCAGTGTGGCAAGGGGCAGCATGAACCTGACGGAGAGTAAGGTGCTGGATAACGGGTATCGTTTTGTCTGGGAGTTTACACCGAGTCAGGGAAATGGAACGATTGTAGCGGTGGCACTGACTTCTGCCCTGGGTGGAAAGAATGTCTATGGAGATCTGGAAGGCTCGGCAGATGCATTTCTTGTGCTTAAGAGGGTAACACTGGATGCTATGGAAAAAGAAGAAATGGCAAGTATCTACAGTGCCGTGGAGGTGGATTTTGAAAATAATGTAATGTACAGTATCCGTTTTCAGGATGCATCCGTCATTGTCCGTAAGAAAAAACTTCCGGTGTTTACGTTGGGCATCAATGACAGGCTGAATGACATGACCTGTACGCTGATTGAAGAAAAGGTTATTACTTGTAAGACCTTTGCTTTTCTTGGAACTTATACTCCATACGGAAATTTCTTTGATGGTCATGACGGATACTGGTATGGATTTGCCAATCAGGGTAATTCTTCCGGTGATGCTACCATGTACTGGATTAAGATTAAAAAAGATGATTATTCCATTACGGAAAGTGTATGGACATTATCCAATGCACACTTACAGGCTGTGGGAAGTTTTAAGGTGGATACTTATGTGGAAAGGACAAACAGGGGTGTCATCCGAAATGGTTATCTGTATGTTCCGGCTTATGAACTTACCGGAATTTATAAGATCAATCTGAATAATTCAGCGGATGTGACTTTTATTGATTTTGGTTTTACATCAGCCGGGACAGCGTTGTCCGGTTCCAGTACCGCTGCAACATATATTGTATTGGTAAATGACCTGATTATCGGTTGGGATTATCAGATTAAGCCGGATGATACAGTGATACAGACAGCCGGAAGTAAGAGATTTCTTTATGCTGGAACGCCGTTGTTCCAGTATAAGGAATTTGTGACTACATGGGGCGGAAACTATGGTTCAGACTACCACAGTACATTTCTGGTGACTCCATATCTGGCAAGTATCAATAATCTGGATTCGGCGGTCATCAAAAATACGGATAAGACAATGAAGATTACCTATGAATTGACAGAGGTAACAGAATAATTTAATCACAGGGAGCTTTGGTAATGGTGCTAAAGCTCCTTTTCATATGCACAAAAAAGAAAGCGAGGTAAAAGGATATGAAAGAATTTTGGAATGTGATTCAGATGGTGTTCACTGCGGTGGGCGGATGGCTCGGCTATTTTCTGGGCGGTTATGATGGTCTGTTGTATGCACTGGTTGTGTTTATGGTGGCGGACTATATCACAGGTGTCATGTGTGCAGTTTCCGATAAGAAGCTGTCCAGTGCTGTGGGATTCAAGGGTATCTGCAGGAAGGTACTGATTTTGATGTTAGTAGGCATTGCAAATCTTCTGGATGTGGAGGTCATTGGAACAGGTGCAGTATTAAGGACTGCGGTTATTTTCTTCTATCTGTCCAATGAAGGTGTGTCCTTACTGGAAAATGCGGCACATCTTGGCTTGCCGATTCCGGAGAAGTTAAAGGCAATCCTGGCACAGCTCCATGACAGAGCAGAAGGGGAT